GAAACCGTTATCGTATTCCGGCGGCGGTCAACGCGGCCCGAATTGGGACAAACGCATGAAGGAACAGCGCGGCGACGAATTACGGCAAGATGTAGCGAACTTTCTCAAAGCAAAATCGAAGAAATGAGGTAAACCTATGAGCAATTTGTCCGAACTGAAAGGCATTTTGACCACGCTCGGCGGCACCCCCGCAGCATCCGACACGATTGCCGCGACGATTGCGAAAATCAAAGCAGCGATCACGGCGCACGGCGGTCTCGGTAACGTGCTTCCGTCAACGTCGGCGTCCGACAACGGCAAGAAGGTTCTCGGCGTTTCCAGCGGCAAGTGGGCGAAGGTCGATATTCCGACCGGCGTTCCGGCATTTACCGCAGCGCAAAACGGGAAGATTCTCGGCGTTGTGGACGGCGCGCTCGCGTGGGTTGATAAGACCTAAAAGGAGCGTAAGGCGTGAAACTGATTGACTATATTCGATCCTTGCTTCGGACGTGTCCGCTTTTGGAAAACGAGCGCATAAACGTCGATTTCCTCGACGCAGAAAACGGTTCGTATTCCGTGAATACGTCCCCTGCGGCGCCGATTGTAAAGCGGTTCATTGACGGGAGCAGCATCCGGCAGTACGTTTTCACGTTTTCAAGCGCGGAACTGTACGGCGAGGAGATCCGTCAAAACCTCGAAAACGCTGGGTTTTGGGAGGATTTCACGGAATGGATCGAATCGGTCGACCTTCCGCATACGCTCGAAACCGGTCAAGAGCCGCAGAAAATCGAAGTGCTATCCTCCGGCTATGCCTTTATGACAGACGCCGACAGCGCTCGGTACCAAATCGAGTGCAGACTACTTTACAAGCAGAAAGGAAGATGAATAAATGCTTATTTTGAGAGCAGACCAGGCGGCGTACATGAATACGGGTACCGCGCAGGCCCCCGTATGGTCGCGCATCGGCGACGGCTTTACGTCCTTCCCCGAATCGAAGAACGCAAAGGAATATACCCGCCAGTATATCCACATGAAGCAAGAGAAAACCGACGTCGTCGGCTACGCGCCGAGTATCGCCTATTCGTGCGACGTTTACGACGACGATCCGTGCTGCACGAAGATCGTCACGATCACGGACAGCGAAGCCGTCGGCGCTGACGCGGAGGTCGAGATCGTGATCGTTGATCTCTACAAGGTGACCGGCACCGACGCGGCCGCGACGTGTCCGGCGCGCAAGCGCACCTATGTCGTCGTACCGGATCAAATCGCGGACGGCGTCGAAGCACTCGTCTACACCGGCACCCTCAAAGCAGCGACCGAGAACGTCGTCGGCACGTTCAAGCCGTCCGACAATACGTTCACGGCGACCGCCGAATAAAACGTAACAGGAGGAGACCGTTATGTTTGAATATGTGTATAAGGACGTCACGTTCCCGCTCGACATGACCGACGTCGAAACGGCAGAGCGGTACGAAGAAGCCGCCGAGCGCCTTATGAAGAAAGGCGAATCGGCACCGAAGGACGGAAAGCAAAGCGCAATTCTCCGGTATCTTTGCGAAGCGTACGACGCCTTTTTCGACGGCGTGTTCGGTGAAGGCGCTGCCGCAAAACTTTTCGGCGGGCGGCTTTCCGTGTCCGAGAAAGAGGACGCATACATGGCGCTCCTCGACTGCGTGAACGCGCAGCGCGAAGCACGCAACGAAAAGCGCAACCGGTATCTGCCTAACCGCGCACAGCGCCGCGCAAAAGGATGAATATGCTGATAGACGCGCTCCCGTCATGCGTCCGTGTGGCGGGTGCGCTTCATCCTATCCGCACCGATTTCCGTATATATATCATGTTTGAGCAGCTTCTTTCGGACGACGAGCTGGGAAAAGACGAGCGCATCGAAAGTGCGGTCGAGCTATGCTACGAACACCCCGAAGCGCTGCCGGATGATATAGACGAAATCGTAAACGCGCTTTTGTGGTTTTACCGCTGCGGGAAGCCGGAAGACAAGCGGCTTTTGAAACGTGCCGAGAAACGCCGCGAGGCGCAACAGGAGGCACAGCGCATATACGACTACGACCAGGACGCCGAGTACATCTATGCGGCGTTCCTCGAACAGTACGGCGTCGACCTATGCGATATTGACGGGCTGCATTGGTGGAAATTTCACGCAATGCTGCACGCGCTCCGCGAGGATTGCCTATTCGTCAAAATTATGGGTTATCGGTCGGTAAACCTATCGAAGATCACCGACAAAAAAGAGCGTAACCGGATCGCGCAGCAACAGGCGCTTTACAAGCTACGGAACGGGAAAAGCGAGGAAGAAAAGGCGGCGTTGCTATATGATCCCTATACCGCCTATTGAGCGAAAATGGTTTTGTTGCCCGCATTGCGGACAGCGTCTTTTACTCTACGACAATACCGCGTCTTGCAAAGGGTTCTATATCCGGTGCAAGAAATGCGGAAAGGAAATCGAGATTTCACATAATCCGGCAAATAATAAGTGAGCCATTGAGCCGTTATTTCCGAACTATTGAAAAATAGCCAGGAAAGGACGGCTCTATTTTTATGGCAAATGACGGTTCTGTCGTTTTCGGTACCGAGGTAGACGAAAGCGGTCTCAAAAAAGGACTGAAAAATATCGCGGGCCTTGCCGGAAACGGTCTTGCGGCGCTCGGAAGCGTGACCGGCGCTGCGCTCGCCGCCACGACGACGGGGCTTGTCGCGCTCGGCAAAGCGTCGATTGAAACGACGTCGCAGTTTGACACGTCCATGTCGCAGATCGCGGCAACGCTCGGTATCACGTCCGAGGACATTGCGAACAACGTCAACGGCGCGGGAGATACGTTCGATTCGCTGCGCGCAAAAGCCCTCGAAATGGGGAGCGCGACGAACTTTACCGCACAGCAAGCCGCCGACGGCTTGAACATTCTCGCTATGTCCGGATATGACGCGAAAACGTCAATCGGCATGATCGAGGACGTTTTGCACCTTGCCGCTGCTGGTTCTATGGACTTATCGACCGCTGCGGGATTCGTGTCCGGCAGCATGAAGGGCTTTGCGGACAACACGAAATCGGCGCAGTATTACGCCGACCTCATGGCAAAGGGCGCAACGCTCGCAAATACAAACGTATCGCAGCTCGGCGACGCGCTTTCCGGTGCGGCTGCAGTCGCGTCTTCCTACGGTCAAAGCGCGGACAGTACAACGATTGCTTTGCTACGTCTTGCAGAGCAGGGAGTCGTCGGATCGGCGGCAAGTACGGAACTCGCCGCCGCCATGAAGAACCTATACGCGCCGACGAACCAGGCAGCCGACGCCTTGAAGGAGGTCGGCGTTTCGGCGTTCGATGAAAAGGGAAATTTCCGCGATTTCAATACCGTTGTAAACGAACTGTACGACTCCTTGAACGCGCTCGGCGCCGACGGCTTGCCGAAATACACCGACGCGCAAAAGACCGCAATCGCGCAAACGATTTTCGGGATTCAAGGGTTCAACGCCTACAACCAAATGATTGTCACGTCGACCGAGAAACAGGAAGAATGGGCGGCGGCGCTCGCGGATTCCACCGGCGAGGCGTCGAAACAGTACGCCACCATGACGGACAACCTCCAGGGCGACCTCGACATTTTGGGTTCCGCGTTTGACGGCTTGAAAATCGCCATCGGCGACGAACTTATGCCTACCATGCGCGAGTTTGTGCAATTCGGTTCCGACGGTCTTGCGCGGCTCACCGAGGCGTTTAACATCGGCGGCATCGAGGGCGCATTCGGCGAACTCGGCACGATCCTATCGGAAGCTCTTGTAAAGCTGACCGGCTTTTTGCCGAAAGCAATAGAAATCGGCGGCAGACTTCTTTCTTCGATTCTGCAAGGTATTTCGGATCATGCCGGAGAAATCATGGCAGCGGCGGTCGAGGTCGTTACGGAACTCGTGCAAGCGATCATCGACAACGCACCGCTTGTATTGGAAACCGGCATCGTCCTTATTTCGGAACTCTTGAACGGCATCGGGGCTGCGCTGCCGGAACTCATACCGGCGGCGGTCGAAGCCGTTTTGACGCTCGCGCAAACGCTTGTCGACAACGTCGGTATGCTTGTAAATGCCGCAATCCAGCTCGTGAAAGGGCTTGCGAGCGGCATTGTGAAAGCGATTCCGATCATCATCCAGGCGCTCCCGAAACTGATAGAGAGCATCTTGACGGCTATCGTCGAAAATTTGCCGGTCATAATCGAAGCCGGTGTTTCGATCCTTAACGCGCTTCTCGACGGCATTATGGAAGCGCTGCCGGTGCTTCTCGAATATATCCCGACACTCATAGAAACGGTCATTTCGATTATTACGGAGAACCTTCCGCTTATCATCGAAACGGGCGTTACGCTTTTAATGTCCCTTGTGCAGGGCGTTATGGACGCGCTGCCGACGCTCCTCGGTTATTTGCCGACGCTGATCGGTTCCGTCGTTTCGGTTCTTGTCGAAAATCTGCCTTTGATTCTCGACGCGGGAATGCAGCTCTTGACGTCCCTCTTGTCGGGCATCATGGAAGCGTTGCCGGAGCTGATCGGGTATATCCCGACCATCGTGCAAACCATTTGCACGCTTGTCGTCGACAATTTGCCGCTTATCATTGAGACCGGTATTCAGTTGCTTATGCAGCTTCTAAACGGCATAATCGACGCGTTACCGGAGCTTATTGGGTATATCCCGACCATAATCGACAGCATTGTCGCAGCGATCACGGAACTATTGCCGATCATCATAGAAACCGGCATCCAGCTCCTTATATCGCTTGTGCAGGGCATTATAAACGCGCTCCCGCAGCTTATCGCATCGGCGCCGCGCCTCATTTCGTCGCTTGTAAACGGTATCACGCAGAACCTACCGCAGATCATTCAATCCGGCGTAAAACTCGTGGTCTCGTTGGTGCAGGGTATTATACAGAACCTACCGCAGATTCTGCAAGCCGCCGTGAAGCTGATCGGCGAACTCGTGCGCGGGCTTATTTCGTGCATACCGCAAATTATACAATCGGCGGTACAGATGGGCGGCGAACTCGTCAAAAACCTGTTCAAGACCATTTCGGACGGATTCAAAGCGGTCGTCAACATTGGCAAAAACCTCGTCGAGGGCATTTGGAACGGCATATCGGGATCGCTGTCCTGGATCAAAAACAAAATCAGCGGTTGGGTCGGCGACGTCGTCGGCTTCCTCAAACGGATATTCGGAATCGGATCTCCGTCAAAGGTCATGGCACGCGAGGTTGGACGCTGGTTGCCGCCTGGTATGTCGGTTGGCTTTGAGAACGCCATGCCGGACGCGGAAAAGGCACTGCAGGACACCGTCGACGACGCAGTCGATTCGCTCCAGGCGAATATGCCGACGCCGCAAATTGAACTCAAAGCCAAAACAAGCGGGATCGACGCCGAAGTCGGTGCAGCATACGACCGTATGCAACACGCAATCGAAGCCGAACAACGAAAACTGCAAGTTTCCGAAAACGTGCAGCTCGCCACGCGGAACGCGGAAGCGGAAACCGAACACGAACCGGAATACGTCGAAACGGTTATCAACCTCGACGGCAAGGAAACGGCGCGCGTCATTTCCCCGTATGTCAGTAAGGAGATCGCATGGAGTACGAAAAAATAATCGAACCGCGCGTCAATGATACGCCGTTTTCCCTATACGGCGCGCAAATGCTCGACTTTTCCGTCGGCGGCGTCGGCGTGAAAAACGGGTATCTGTTTACGCCGAGCGCGTTCTTTCCGGTTGTCGTTTCCGGTGAAATCACCCTCCGGCGCGTCAAGATCACGCTCGACTTTTCGGGGTTTGGCTGGCAAGAAACGGAACGCGCAATATCCGACTTGACGGCGGTCTTTCTCGCCGGTTGCGACTTGCTT